CCAATGGTCTGTTGGATACAACCACCAAGTTCTGGTGTGGGTGGATTTATGACTCTTATACTGATAAGTACACTGGGTACACGGATCTAAAGGATTACTGGAACGCAATTGACTGGTATGGTCGTCATGATTATAATATCGTCTTTCATAACGGCATACGCTTCGATATCCCGTGCCTTAAAAAGTTGGTAGGTGATGGCTTTTCTTTCGATCCACGCGACTGTGTGCTTGACACTCTTGTGCTTGCTCGTCTGATCTATTCGAACATCAAGGACACTGACGTTGGTCTTATGCGTACTGGAAAGCTCCCTAAGGCTCTCTATGGTTCCCACAGCTTGAAGGCTTATGGTTACCGCATGGGTGAGCTTAAGGGCACCTATGGTGAACAAGAGGACGCATGGGACAAGTTCACTCCTGAGATGTATGAGTACAACAAGCAGGACGTTGTGGTTACCCTTAAGCTCTTCAATAAGCTGATGTCTAAGGGTTACCCTTTGAAGGCTATTCAGCTTGAGCATGACATTGCTTGGGTTATGGCTAAGCAGGAGCGTAATGGGTTTGTCTTTGATAAAGATGCGGCAGTAAAGCTCTATGCTGAACTCTCAGCTAAGAGACAGGAGATCTATGATAGCCTTGTCTCTGAGGTAGGTACTTGGACTGTCTACAAGGGAGACAAGGTCTACAAGCGAGATAATGCTAAGAGGGGCATTAAAGCAGGTGTTCCTTATCCTCAATACGAAGAGGTTACCTTTAATCCCAACTCTCGTAGCCATATCGCTAAGGTTCTTATGGAAAGAGGTTGGGAACCTACTGAGGTTACACCTACGGGTGCTCCTAAGGTTGATGAAGACACCCTGCAGTCTGCTATGGGTATCTCACTGACACCTAAGATCCTTGAGTACCTGCTGATTAACAAGCGTATTTCACAGCTTGCTGAGGGTGACAATGCTTGGCTTAAGCTTATGAAGGAAGATGAAGATGGATACTACCGTATTCACGGTTCTGTCAATCCTAATGGGGCTGTTACTGGTCGTGCAACTCATTCATATCCTAATGTTGCACAGGTACCTGCAGGAAGGTCTCCATATGGTAAGGAGTGTAGGTCTCTGTTCACAGTACCTAAAGGCTGGTTTGAGGCAGGTATCGACGCTTCTGGTCTCGAACTTCGTTGTTTTGGGTCTTTTCTGTATCCTTTTGACAACGGGGCTTACATAAAGGAAATCCTTGAGGGTGACATTCACACCCATAATCAGAAGATGGCAGGGCTTCCTACTAGAGACCAAGCTAAGACCATGATCTACTGTATGCTCTATGGCGGCGGTGATGGTAAGCTTGGAGCTGTCATCAACGGGACTGCTAAGGACGGTAAGGCTCTTAAGGAAAGGTTCTTTAAGGCTGTACCTGCATATAAGAAGCTCTGTAGCTCCATCGAAAAGGCTCTTGTTGAGTCTTCCGAATGGATTGGTAATACTCAAAAAGTAAAATGGAAGAAGCGTGTCCACCCTGATTGCCCTACTCTTAATATTTCTCATCATATTCTTGGGCTTGATCGCCGCCTTGTTTATGTGCGAAGCCCTCACTCGGCTCTGAACACTATCCTGCAGTCTGCAGGTGCCCTAATTTGTAAGAAGTGGGTGTGCCTTGTTGAGGAGAATATGCGTAAAGCAGGCTACAAGCATGGTTGGGATGGAGACTTTGCCATGATGGCTTGGGTACATGATGAAGTACAGGTTGCCTGTAGAACCAAAGAGATTGCAGAAGATTGTGTACGAATTGCTCAGGAGTCTATGAGACAGACTCAGGAGTTCTTTAAGTTTAATTGTCAGTTGGATACTGAAGGTAAAATTGGAGATAACTGGTATTCATGTCACTGAAAGGTATTGAATGTCATTTTAATGGAGCTTCTAGCGAACTTTTTGTAGCTTACAAGGCTACTGAAAGGGGTTTTGTTGTCAGCTATCCTCTGTTCACTCAGAGCAAGTACGATCTGATTATTGACACAGGTAAGAAGCTCCTTAAGGTTCAAGTTAAGAAGGCTGTAAAGTCCTCTGCTAAGGGTAATGAGTTTATTCAGATTAGGCTTGGTGGATGTGGTCATCCTGATTACAAGGCAGGAGACTACGACTATGTAGCTATGGTGTTCCATGATAAAGTCTGGATGCTTCCTTATAAGGATACTGAAGGTCATAAGTCAATGAGCTTCTCAATCTTCTCAGAAAGTTCTAAATCTAGTAAGTATCTTTCTGAACATACGTTTGAAATCTTTGCGGAGAAAATCAATGGATACGAATAAGAGAATCAATATCATTTACTGGTACGACCGAGATGAGGACGGGAGTTACCTCAATGCCCGTCTGGAGACTCCTAATGGAGTCCGTGAGCTCTATGACACGACTACTGAAGAGGCTATTATTGAAGCACTTAAGGATGTCAACATTGAGCTTGAGACTGGTTACGACTGGGGTGATGATGAGGAGGACTACGAATAATGCACAAGTATCTTATGTTCCTTGGGTATATTGACGCTCATACCCCTAAGCTTCAGTCTGATTTCTGTCGATACAAAGCTAAGCTTGTAGCTGAGGCGGCATCTCGTGGCCACATTACGTGCTTCTGCTTTGGTAAGCCTACCAACAAGTGGCACCTGACTACTGAAGGTCTTGAGCTCTATAACTACCATAAGGATATCTACTATGGCCAAGCTATTGATTGACGGAGATATCCTTGCCTATAAGGCATCCTCTAGTGTCCAAAAGGACATCGACTGGGGTGATGGTCTTTGGACTTGTCATGCTTACCTTGAGGATGCCGTTGAGCAGTTTAGGAATCTTTTGGATAACATTTTGTTTGCCCTAAAGGAAACCACTCTTGAAGATTATTCTATTTCAGATATGATGTTTTTCTTCTCTGATGAGGATAATTTTAGAAAGCATTATCTTCCTGAATATAAGAGTAATCGAAGGAATTCCCGAAAGCCTACCTGTTATAAAGCCTTGGTTGAATGGGTTTATAATAACTCCGAATATATCGTAATTAAACCCATTAAATATCTTGAGGCTGATGATGTAATTGGTATTTATGCTACTACCTATAAAGACGCTATTATTGTGTCTATGGATAAGGATTTTAAGACTATTCCGTCTAAATTCTTTGACTTTGGTAGAGGTGAATTTAAAGACATTACTGAGGATGAATCAAAGTATTGGCTCATGTATCAGACTCTCATTGGTGACACTACGGATGGCTATAAGGGATGTCCTACGTATGGCCCTGTAAAGGCTAAGAGGCTCCTTGATGCTACTCCTGTGGAGTCCTATTGGGATGCTGTGGTCAAGGCTTATGAGAAGCAGGGGCTTACCGAAGACGATGCTATTCTGCAGTGTACGATGGCTAGGATTCTCCGTAAGGAAGACTTCCTTAGGTTCACTGAAGGTGAGATCCCTCCTCTGTACAACCCCAAAATGTACTCCTAATACAACAAGACAAATTTTAATTAGTATCCCCTAGTAGACTAAGGAACACATACACTATGGAACTTGATAACAATAACGTGGTTGATATTGATGAAGATTTCCCGTACATTCCTAAGGAGCTCCTTGAGAGAATCCAGAAGGACTTCGATATCCGTAAGATGATTTGGTACTCTGATGACCGTAATCTCCTTATGGGTATCCAACAGGTTATCTCTTATCTTGAAGATCATTATAATAAACAAACTAATTAATGGAGATAGCTAACTATGGGGGCTCTTTTTAAGAAGCCTAAGACTCCTGACATTAAGGTCAATGCTCCTGCTATTGAGAACCCTGTTCTTGAGCCTGAGGCACCTGAGCTTGGGGCTGAGGAATCTGAAGAACGCAAAAAGAATAAGGGAAAGAAAGCCTTAAGGATTGACTATGTTGGTTCTGCACGAGGGACTAATCCCCTCTAGTAAGGTCTATAAGATTTGTGTCTTAAAAGGTAAAGAAGACATTAAGATCTTAGATTATATTTTTGACAAGGGAATTGAGCTGATTAAATACAATCCTAATTCCCTTCCGTTTGTCTCTAAGTATTCTAGTAAGCATATTGTCTATGCTTTTCTAAAGCAGATTGTCTTATCAGAAGATAATAGTGGTTACTGTGTACTTAGTTGCTATGATAAGGATATGGAACTCGTGGGTGCATCCCTAGTGTCTTGGGGGAGTCCTTGGTATGCACCTACGAGTATCCAAGTTATTAACGAAGAATGCACTGTAGCTTTTAAGCGAGGTGTTGGTTTAGCTAGAGCCTTGGCGTATGTCTTAGAAAAGATTGCCAAAGATAAAGGTTTTAAACTGGTAATGTTCTCTAATGCGAATCTCCCTAATAGAAAGATGTTGGAGAATACCTATGAGAAACACCTAGGTTATTCTTCATACAAAACATTTTATAAGGAAATTTAAATGGGATTCTCGATTAAGAAAGCCTTTAAGAAGGTGGCTAAGGTTGCTAGTTTTGGTGCTTACCGGGGCGGCTCTGGTGGTGGCGGTGCAGTTGAGGCACCCACTCCTGCTCCTGAACTTGAACTGACCAATCAGGAAGGTGAAGCTGAACAGAAGGAAGAGACTGCCAAGATTAAGTATCGTAAGGGTAAGAAAGCCTTGAAGATCTCCAAGAACGATACCCCTGTTACTGGTGCAGGCCGTAACATTGTCTAACAAGGAGGGTTATGATGGTTGGTAATCAATCATTGAATGATGGATGGGACGGTTGGAATGGCAACTAATACTGAACATACTGCAGGTAACATCCCTCTTGAGGGTGCTAAGGTTACCTATGACAAACTGACTACCGACCGAGACCCGTATACTCAGAGAGCAGAGAAGTGTGCGACCTACACGATTCCTATGCTTTTCCCTAAGGAATCTGATGATGGTGGTACGAACTACACTACCCCATATAACTCTGTAGGTGCTAGAGGTCTTAACAATCTTGCCTCTAAGCTTCTCTTAGCTCTTCTGCCTCCGAATCAGCCCTTCTTTAGACTTGGGCTTGACTCTGAATCAACCATCATGCTGAATGAATCTGGAGATACCCAGATGAAGGACAATATTGAGTATGGTCTTTCACTTATGGAACAGCAGATGGTCAAGTATATGGAGTCTCAATCTCTCAGACCTACTCTCTTTGAAGCAATCAAGCAGTTGGTCATTGCAGGTAATGCTCTCTTGTTTCTCCCTCCTGCTGAGGGTGGCATGAGATGCTATAGCCTTAGAGAGTATGTGGTACAGCGAGATGCTATTGGCAATGTCCTTCAGATTATTGCTAAGGACACTGTAGCTAGAGGCTCACTCCCTGATAACATTCAATCCTTGCTCCCTGAAACTGGTGACCAGTCTCTCAATGAGAAGGTGGATATTTATACGCATATCTACAGGGTTGCTGAAGGTGAAGGTTATCATTGGGAAACCTATCAGGAAATCGAAAGTGAGGTCATTGCAGGTTCTGAACAGCAGTACCCTGCAGGTAAGACTCCTTGGATTCCTTTGCGATTCACTAAGAAGGATGGTGAACATTATGGCCGATCCTTCGTTGAGGACTATTTGGGTGACTTGGTCTCTCTTGAGAACCTCTCTAAGGCAATTGTAGAGATGTCTATGGTTGCATCCAAGGTTCTCTATTTGGTTTCTCCCGCTTGTCAGACGAACATTAGAGCCTTGGCTAAGGCTGAGAATGGTGCCTTCGTTAGGGGGCGACAGGAAGACGTAATTCCCATGCAGTTGAATAAGAGCATGGACATGTCTACTGTGTTGACTACGGCACAGCAGATTGAATCTCGCTTGTCTTACGCATTCCTTTTGAACTCTGCAGTTCAGAGTGGTGCGGCAGGTAGAGACAGAGTTACCGCAGAAGAGATTAGGTACGTCGCAGGTGAACTTGAGGACACCTTGGGTGGTGTCTATTCTCTCTTGTCTCAAGAACTTCAGTATCCTCTTGTTGGCTGTGTCTTTAATCAGATGCAGTCTCAGGGTTTGCTCCCTGTGCTTGACGAGAGTATTGCTGAGATTGAACCTACGATTATTACGGGTGTTGACGCTCTTGGTAGAGGTCAGGATCTTAACAATCTTGCTCAGGCATTGCAGATTATGCAACAGTTCCCTGAATTCCTTCAGGCTCTTAACGTAGGTAACTTGGCTACTAGAATCTTTGCGGCGGCTCATATTGACGCTACTGGTCTTGTGAAGACCCCTGAAGAACTTCAGGCAGAACAGCAGGCCGCTATGGAACAGTATGCACAACAGCAGGGTATCGACGCTTCTGCACAGATTGCTACTGAGGAAGCTAAATCACAAATGGAATAATAAATAATGGAAGACAATTCTCAAGTTTATGATACGCCGTCTCTTCAGCAGGAAGCTGAGGCTAATGGCATTGAAATCATGGAATCTAGCACTGACCAGATTCAGTATGATGACAATGAAGGTGTTCCCCCTGTCGAAACTGAGGGGGAAGAGCCTTCCACTAATACCGAAGGCAATGCCGAAGAAGGTGACGAGTCTACTGCAGATAATAAGGAAGAAGGTGAGAAAGACCTTCAGGAAGAAGTAGACAAGCACAGTAAGGCAATTTCTTCGATTAAGGAAGACCTTAAGGGTAAGGGTGTCGACTTCAATAGTGCAGTCAAGGAATATGAGACCAAGGGTTCTCTTTCCGAAGAGACTATTGAAGCCCTCAATAAGGCAGGCTATCCGCCTGAAGTTATTGAAGCCTTTATTGAAGGTCGTGTTGCTATGGAGGAGCGTTTCACCAAGGCTATTTATGAGTCTGTTGGTGGTGAAAAGGAATACCGTAGCATTGTCAATTGGGCTTCTCAGAACCTTACTAAGAAGTCTATTGACGCCTTTAATCGAGCCATCGACAACAACAACATCAATGCAATCACTCTTATGCTTGAAGGTATGAAGGCTAAGATGGTTGCCAAGATGGGTACCGCCAAGAAGTCTATTCATGGTGGTGCATCAGCTCCTAATGGTTCACCTAAGGGTTACAATAGCAAGGCTGACGTGATCAAGGCTATGTCTGATCCTCGTTATGGTCGTGATGCAGGGTATACCCGTATGGTTGAACAGCAGATGTGGGCAACTAATTTTTAATTTTATTTAACAACAACAATCTTTAATTTTTAATAGGAAACTATAAACAATGGCCGCTCTTGATACTGCTGGTATCTCTAATCCTGGTCAGAAGCTCTCTGCAGGTGAACGCGATGCTCTCTTTATGAAGGTCTTTTCAGGTGAAGTCCTGACTGCCTTCGCCCGTAACACCGTGATGATGTCCCGTCATCAGGTTCGAACGATTGACCACGGTAAGTCTGCTTCGTTCGCTGTTATGGGCCGTACCCGTGCTAAGTATCTTGCTCCGGGTAACTCACTTGATGATCAGCGTAAGAAGTTTGAACACTCCGAAAAGGTCATCGCTATTGATGGTCTTCTTACTGCTGACTGCCTCATCACTGATATTGATGATGCTATGAACCACTATGACGTTCGAGTTGAATACTCACGTCAGCTTGGTGAAGCCCTTGCTCAGTCTGCTGACTGTGCTATTATTAATGAACTTGCTAACATGGCCGCTAAGGAGGCCCCTGAAGCCGAGGAAAATATTCCTGACACTGGTGCTGGTGTCGACAAGGTTAAGGGTACTGGCAAGGCTTTCGAGTTTGAAACGGGTCTTGCTATCTCGCAGTCCGCTGATTACGGTAACAAGATCATTGAAGGTCTCCTTGCCGCTCGTGCCGCCTTTACGAAGAACTACGTTCCGATGGGTGACCGCTACTGCCTCCTGACGCCTGAAGGTTACTCTGCTCTTATTAAGGCTCTTATGCCCGACTCAGCTAACTATCAGGCTCTCTTCGATCCGAACTCTGGCAAGCTCCAGACGATTTGTGGTTTCGAAGTGATTGAAGTTCCGCACCTCCTCAACGATGGTGTTGATGGTAAGCATAAGCTCAATACGAAGTTTACTGCCGCTAAGCTTCAGGGTATTGTCTTCCATCGTTCCGCTGTTGGTACGGTGAAGCTTAAGGATCTTGCTATGGAACGTGCCCGCCGTGCTGAGTATCAGGCTGACCAGATCATTGCCAAGTACGCTATGGGTCACGGTGGTCTCCGTCCCGAAGCCGTTGGTGTCTTTGTTGAGACGGCTCAGGTCTAATAATGACTCTTGACAGAATCCACGAGGCTTATAGCAATACGTTCTTCTGTCAGTTAAGCAAGTGGGGTAGTGCTCTCTCTTTTGAGGAGGCTAAGGCTCTTGGTCTCCCTGTTGATGTCCCTGTTGACAAAGAGAAGGCTACCCCCGCTAAGAGACCTGCTAGAAAGCCTAAAAACAATAACAATAAGGAAGAGTAATGATTATTACACCTAGTAATGAACTTGATGCTGTGAATGAAATCCTGTCGTCCGTAGGCTCAAGTCCTGTTAACTCACTTGAGGACGACCTTAATGTGGATGTATTGAATGCTAAACGCATCCTTAGTGCAGTTAGCACCGAAGTTCAATCTAGGGGTTATCGCTTCAATACTCTTAATAACGTTTATCTTACGCCCGATTCTGATACTGGGCTTGTGCCTTTTGCCCATGATTATATCAGGGTGTTTTCTTCAGGCTACAAGCTAGTTAACAGATCGGGCTATTTTTTTGACCTTGAGACGGATACCAATGAGTTCCCTGAAGGTCTTACTGTTACAGAACTTGTTAAGAAGCTTCCATTCGAAGAGCTTCCCGTTGTCTTCCGTAAGTACATTACGGTGAAAGCCGCAAGAACCTTTCAGGTAAAGTACCTGACTAGTGCTGATATTGATGCTTCACTTCAGTATGAAGAAGCTACTGCTTATGCAGACATTGTAGACTATGATCTTATGTCTGGTGAGTACAATATCTACAGTGGCGACTCGTTTATCTCTCAACAGATTCAGAGGAGCTAAGGTATGCCTTTGGTTTCTCAAAGTGTGCCCTCATTCAAGGGCGGTGTCTCTCAACAGCCTGACATTATCAGATTCCCTGATCAGGTTACTGAGCTTATCAACGGTTTTCCTAATGAGGTTGAGGGGCTCCAAAAGAGACCTCCTACGATCCACGTTAAGCGTATCTCAGACAAAGTAGACACTAATAAGAAGAAGTACCACATCATCAACAGAGATGAGACAGAGCAGTACATCCTTCAGTTAGGTAGTGGTGAGTTCCAAGTGTTTGACCTTAAAGGTAACGCTAGATCTTGCTCTTTTGAAACTGATGAGGATAGGCAATACATTACTGCAGATAACCCAAAGGAATCCCTTAAGGCTGTTACTGTCGCTGACTACACCTTTGTCTTGAATACCGAGAAGGTTGTGGATGCTGTAAGTGGAACTTCACCTTCAGGTAAGTCCGACACTGCTCTTGTGTACATTAAGAATGCACAGTATGCTAAGACTTATGCTATCTACATTGAAGGCAAGTATATTTGTGGCGTGATTACTCCTGACGGTGGTGAAGCCAAACAGGCAGTTCAGACCACAACGGCATTTATTGCAAGAGCTCTTTATTCGCTAATGTCTACGGGTAAGAAGCCTGATGGTAATAACCCTGACGTAGGGGGAACTTACGACGATCTCCTTAATCAGGTGGGCGGTAGAGCTTCTATGGGGTACTCTAGGTCAAGTGTTAGTGTTAGCAACTATACAATTGGTCTTGTTGGTGACTCTATTATTACCATTCAATCCAAATCTAGATTGACACCTCCTAATGTACTCGTCAAGGATGGCTTTGGTAATCAGAATGCAATCGCCTACATGGGCAAAGTAACGGCTGTGAATAAGCTCCCTCCGATTGCCCCTGAAGGTTACATTATGCAGATATCTGGTGAAAAGAAATCAGAGGATGATGACTTCTACGTTAAGTGGGATGACCTTCATAAGGTTTGGAAGGAAACTATTGCACCCAGAATTCCCTATAAGATTGAACCTAAGAACATGCCTCATGCCATTGTCAGAGAGTCTGACGGTAGCTTTAAGCTAAAGAAGTTACCTTGGGTAGACCGAGGTTCTGGTAATGAAGACACTAATCCTGATCCGTCTTTTATTGGTCGGCGTATTAATGATATTTTCTTTTATAGAAACAGACTAGGCGTAATTGCGGATGAGTCTATCATTCTTAGTTCGACTAACGACTTCTTTAATTTTTGGTTTAAGTCTTCAGCCGCAATTGCTGACACAGACCCCATTGACGTTTCAGTGTCTTCTAACAAAGTAGCTACACTTACACATGCAGTCCCCTTTGCCAGAGAGCTTATGCTATTCTCTAGAGAAGGGCAGTTTGTCTTGTCTAGTGATGGTGTCATGACTCCTAAGAGTGTTAAGTGTGACCAAATCACTAACTTTGACTACAATCCTGTGGTTCAGCCTATCAGTGTCGGTCCAAGTATCTTCTTTGTCAACGACAGGGTTAACTATAGCTCTCTCATGAGATATTACTCATTGCAGGACGTAGCTGACCTTAAGGACGCTGAAGATGTCTCTGCACACGTGCCTACGTATATCCCTAGGGGTGTCACTAGGTTGTCAGGGAATACAACTGAGAATGTTGTTACGTTGGTGAATACTGAGAATCCTAACACTGTGTTCTGTTATAAGTTTATCTTGCAGAATGGTGTAAGTGAACAGCAGGCTTGGTTTAAGTGGGTCTTTGGGTACAAGGGTACTGAGGTAGTCCTAGCAGAGTTTGTAGGCTCAACTATTTACTTCCTTATTAACTCTCCTAATGGGCTGTTCCTTGATAAGGCACAGCTTACTGGCAACACTATTGATTTTCCTGAAGAGCCTGTAAGACTCTTTATGGACAGGAAGGTTGAATACAAAATCCCTGAGGATGCTAAATACAGCGACTTTGAGGATTACACGGAGATCTCACTTAAGGATGTCTATGGATATGTTTCCAAGAATACAGGTGAGTATTCATACTATGTAGTCGATAAGGACGGCTCTGTTTGGGAATTTGAGGATTGGGATGAATCTGAAGGTAAGATCAGACTTTATGGTGACCATAGAGGTAAGAGTGTCTTCGTAGGTATCTCCTATTACTTCTACACTGTCCTGTCTAAGCAGAACATTAAGAAATCCACAGCCAGTGGAGGCGTTGTTGCGGAAGACGAAGGAAGACTACAGCTTAGGTATTATTGGTTTAACTACTCTAAGTCAGGTGTCTTTGAATGTCACGTTAACAATGAAATCAAGAACAAGCATTTCAAGTATACATTCACAGGTAGAAACCTAGGTGAATCCAGAACTAAGCTTGGTGCTAATAACTTGTACACAGGTAAGTTTAAGTTCCCTGTACAAGATGCTAACAATGAGGTTGCCATTAGTGTATCCTCAAACGGCCCTCAGCCGCTTAACATTATCTCAGGTGGTTGGGAAGGTCTTTATATTAGAAGGAATTCAGCAGTATGACGTTACTACCCCTCACTCCAGAACAGAATAACATCCTTTGTGAAATGGCTAAGTATGCCATTGAACATTGTGATGAAGTAGATATTCCAATTGAACAATTCATTCATGAAGGTGTTTACTATAGGACTTGTAAAGTACCTAAGGACGTAGCTATAATTGGAGCTTTGATTAAGATCCCCACAACTGTCATTGTTAGTGGTGATTGCTATGTGACTTTAGGTAACACTGTAGGGAGACTTGAGGGGTATAGCGTTATCAAAGCTGAGGCAGGGCGCAGACAGGCATTTAGGGCTATTACTGATACTTACATCACGATGTGTTTTAGGACTGACTCTAAGGATGTCAAGGAAGCTGAGAAGGAGTTCACTGATGAGTGGATTCTCTTAACAACTAACAGAGAGGAATTACTAAAAGAATGAGTGGTGTAGTTGCAGGTGCTGTTATTGGTGGTATCATCGGTGGTGGTTCATCAATTAATAGTATCTCAAAACAAAACAAGCAAAAGACCAAAGCGTTCCTAAAGCAGATGGAGTATCTGCAGAGGAACTATAACTATAACCAAGCGGCTCTTGATAGACAAGAGAGATCTAGATATGACTCAGCCCTTGTGGACTTGTTTACGATGTCCCTTAATTCATATCAGAATAACTCACAGCTTGAAGCCGCACTAGCTGAGACTGGTACAGAAGGTAGATCTTCAGAAAAGATCATGCAGACTGTTAGGGGTCAGTCGGCTAGACAGGTGACTTCCTACAAGGAAGCTTATCTCAATGATGTGTGGAACATCAGGGGGCAGAAAGAAGCCCTGTACATTTCTACTAAGGCTGAAGTTGAACAAGCTAAGGATCAGCTTAGTGCATCCTATATCCATGGCACACAGGCATTCGGCCAGTTTGTTAATGGTGTTGCTATGGGTGCCGCTTTAGGTGCCGCTACGGCAGGTGCGGCTAGTGCTGTCGGTGGTGCTATTGGAGGCACTGCGGGTGGTAAAACGGGTGGTATGCTAGCGGCTGAAGTAGGTGTTGACGCTATCAGTAGTGCCGCTCCTACGGTTACTGGAGCCAATGTCGCAGGTGGTGTCTCTGCACTTGAAGTTACAGGAGGTGCAGGTGGTGTTGCCGCTCTTACCTCTAACGCTTCTACAGGTACAGCCGCTACCAATGCGGCTACTGCAGGCTCTAAGATGGGCTTCATGGACAGGGTGGTTGCTAACTGGGATTCCTATGACAAGCAACTCAAGTTCTTTAACCAGATTGCTAACTATGGCAACATGGTACAGCAAGCGACTCAACGACGTAGAGGAACCTATTACTAATGGCTTATAAAAATTCAGACGGGAATTCATCTATTGCGAATGAGTGGAGGCAGTGGAGATACTTTAACTCTGCTATGACAAAGCTAGGGGAATCCAAAGCTACTGCTCCTACGATCAAACCTCAGAAGACTATTGAAGAAGCTGATGACTGGTTTGGTGCTGTTGGGGCGGCCTTTAAGGGTATTCAGGGTGTCTATGAGGCACGTAAGGAATTAGCTGAAAGTGTTGCTGATGAGTACCTTCAGACTCACTCCCTTGAAGAGTACAAGCAACAGATGACTGAGGGTAAAGTCCCATTCCAAGATGACCCTCTTGCTATGAGCGCCCTTAAGCAGAAGCATGGTAAGATTCTCTTCAGTAATATTGCTCAGGACTTTCAGGCTCGTGTAGATGCCAATGAGTTCAAGGGCATGGCCCCTGAACAGGTTGATGCAGAGTTCTTCAGGTACATGAAGGAACAATCTGCAGGTGCATCTAAAGCCTTTGGTTATGCTGATAATGACTACTTCTTCAATAAGGGTATTTACTCAGATTCTCCTAATCAGCGTGTTAAGATGATGCTGAGACAGAAGACTGTTGAGGATTCCTATCAGAGAAGTCAGGACTTGATCTCTAGTGCCGCTGAACTTAGCGCTATTAGCTCTAGTAAGAATGTCTCTGCAGACCTTCTTGTTGGTAAGTTTGCAGAACAGACACTCACCACAGGTGCTCACGAGAAGCCTGATGATACCCTTAAGAAGGTGTCTTCTACCTTGGAGATTCTTTCTACTAATCCTAACGCAAGTCAGACTATTAGAGACCTTAAAGATAGGGAAATCCCCGGCCTTGACGGGGTTACTTTTGGCCAGGTCTTAGGTGAAGAAGGTTATAAGAATCTTGTCATTAAGAATGCTAATTTCAGGTATGCTTCTGATGCTCAGGCTAAGTTGGATTTCCAGAATGGCCTTAACGTTATGGCCAACAATGGTAAGGCGGCAGAACTGCTTGCTCTTAGAAACTCTAAGTTTGAAGAGTCAGGTGGTCTTCTTACTGATGAAGTCGAGGACGTTGAGAAGGCTTACGATGCGGCAGTAAAGGTTCAGATAGCTAATGCTAAGAAGAATGCGATAGCACTTAAGAAACAGCAGGATGAGCTTTTAAAGACTTCAGTGTCTAGAGCTTTTGTACAGTCGGTTGCCCGAGGTGAACCTGTAGTTTCTAAAGATGTCGCAGGTATTACTAACAAGGATATTGAGACAGCCTATCAGTTCCTTGTAGATACTGGTGCAATCACCTTCAAGGATCAGTTAGCTATTGCTAAGAATCCACACCTTCCGTTTAAGGACAATCCTGCTAGAAAACATTTCACTAATCAGGCCAATGATGCACTTAACTGGCTCAATAACTCCACTAAGGAGTTTATGACCAGTAAGACTTTCCCTAAGGAAATTAAGGATTCTGTAAAAACCCTGATTGAAGTGTATAAAGCAGACCCCTCTAATTTCAGTAGCATTGTTGGCTCTAGTGCCGATAAGAACTTAGAGGATGCTAGAGCATTGGCTCTCATGTTGGACTCAGGCAGACCTATCGAATACATCATTAGAGGTAAGGCTGAGATCCAGAAGCTTAAGGATGAAGGTAATACTAAGGAAATCACCAAGATCAGAGATAAGGCTATTAAGGCTATTCAAGATCCTATGTTAGGGGATTCTAAAGATATTGACTACAATGGCAAGGCTTTTGTGACTACCTTAACGTTTGCTTTTAGAAGTATGGGTGAGACTGCTGAGAAAGCTGTAGCTTTGGCCGAGGCTGAGTACAATAAGTCCTTTAAGAACCTTATGGGCACTTCAGTTCCGTCTTCATTCTTTACTGGGTGGAGTGGTCTCACAGTACCTGATAAAGAACTTCTTGCTAGAATCAAGAAGGAGATTCCGAGTAAATACCTTGAGGATGTCGATAAGAATGTTACATTGAGTTTTGACAACTCTAGTAATGTGCTTACTGTAGCTGACCGTGCGGGTAACTCTATCTTCTCAATGAATCAAGCTGAAGCTTCAAACCTTGTTGAAAGCATTGGTGATGAAATCTACAATAGAGTTGAAAGACAGGAAATGCTTCAGGAGAAGTACACTAGTCTTACCTTTGGCGGTGATCAACAGTACAACGATAAATAAGGAATAAAAGTGGCAGATAATAACAACCTCACTTCACAGTTTGATGATCTTATTTTGCAGTCTGCTACTAAGTACGGGCTAGATCCTGATAGATTTCGTAGACAGATCTTTCAGGAATCTAGCTTCAGACCTGATGCAGTATCCAAGGCTAATTGTGTAGGTCTTGGTCAGATCAACCCTAAGACTGCAAAACGTTATGGTATTGATCCAAAGACCCTTACAGATCCTTCAGTGAACCTTGATCTCTCTGCTAGGATCATGAAGGATAACTTGGTGATGACCAAGGGCGACTACAATGGTGCATTGGCTATGTACAACGGTGGTACTAAAGCTAGAATTGCATACATGGAAGGTCGCTATGAGGATCTCCCTAAGGAGACCTACAACTACATTAGCAATCTTGGCGATGACAATAAGTTTGTTAAGAAAGCCCCTCCTCAGAAGACACCTGAACAGATAGCTGAAGCAGAAGCTAGTTCACTAGCAGAAGCTAGTTCACTAGCAGAAGCTAGCCCACTAGCAGAAGCTAGCCCACTAGCAGAAATAAAGAAACCTGATGAGCCTGATAAACTTGATGCTAGTAAACTGACTGATGATCAAGGTGTTCAGAGTTCTCTTGAGGCTTTTGATGTTAAAGATCTCACTAACGATCAGTACAGGGATGTAGTCAAGAGTCAGCTTCTAACGAATACCTCTAGGAGTACCCTCTTGGGTCAGGGTTTTCGTAGCAAGCGTTGGGCTAGTTTGTCTGATGTCTATGATCCTGCTACGGATCAAACGGAAGCCCCTGATGTCGGCTTCTTCTCTGGCTTGACTCATAACTGGTTTATCAATAGCATCAACATGGGTAGAGCCTCACAGGACTACTTTGGTGAACAGTTTAAGCCTGATGCTAATCAGAGAGCTGAGATCCTTCAGATGGTCGGATATGACTCCGATAGATACCAAGCTGTCCTCAATGGTGCGGGCAGTATGGATGACGTTAAGATGCGTGTCAAGGTCAATAACGAGTACCTTGATTACAAGATGGCTGAAGCTAATGCTGACATGTTCTCATCCTTTATGTCCTCTATTGGTAGTGGTGTCTCTGATCCTTTGTCTTATGTACCTGTAGTGGGTGCTTACGGCATGGCAGGTAGAGTTGCCACGGGCGCTGTCTTGGGTTCCGTGTCTAACCAGTTGGAAACCTATACGTCAGGTGCCGAACACGACATCATTGAAGACATGATCGTCGGTGGTATGTTTGGTGCAGGTATTGAGTTTGCCTTTAAGGGTATGGGTAAGGCAGGTACTTATGTAGGTGATAGTGCTAGACGTGCTAATATCATCAGAGACTATGAGCTTGGCGGTAAAGAATTACCTTCAGAAGTCTTTAATGGCATTGGAGGTTCTACTGAAGCGGCTAAGACCATTAACACCTTTAGAGAGAACCTTGAAGCAAGGCTTCCTGTGGGTTCTGTTATGGGTGTCGTAAAGAGACTTCAGAACTCAGAATCCGTAGATCTCTTTAGGAAGATCTACGTTGATAGAGGTTCTGGTACTAAGGATGCTGAAGGTCATTACGTAGCCACTACCTTTGATGGTATTACTGCTCAGGAAAAGCTTAGGGATGCAGAGATCAAGCTCACTAACTTTGAGGTTCAGGCTAGGGATCATGTGGGTAATCTCCGTAAGGAAGGCTACTCTGATGTTGATGTCATGGATTGTTTCTACAGATCTATTGGTGGAGCTAAGACTAAGCTTGACGGTAATGCTGAGTTTGAAGCCTTCAAGAAAGAATGTCTTGATATGATTGCTCCTTATACTACCGAAGGTGGTGTACAGGACTTCTTCCCGAGAGTTGCAGACCCTATTAAGGTGTCTGATAGAATTGAAGCTATACAGGGAACTAAGGGTCAGAGAGGCGATGTAGTTAACACTCTTACCGATCAGATTGCCGAGTCTCTTATTAAGGGCTACGAAACCAATCCTGCAGTTAAAGCTAGGATTGACCAATACTATTATGACAAGGTGTATAAGCCTAAGCTCGAAGCTAATAAGAAAGAGATTGAAGAGCACCAAAAGAAGGCTGTACCTGAGACTGTCAATGAGGTAAAGACTATCCGTAAGGAAGTCTCTAGGAAATCCTCAGACAGGTTTAATAGAATTAGGAACATTGAGGACAATGCTAAGAATCGAGTATCTGAAATTCAAGCTAAGATTGATGGCCTTCCTGATGAACTTAAGAAAGCTCATTCAGAGATTGACAAGAAGGTTAATGCAAAGCTTGATGAAATTAACGAAGCTTACAAGAAGAACGTAGCTAAGGCTAAGACCTACGAAGACCTTGAGAAGGCTGAAGCTAAGAAAGACAAGGCTATTGCTGAACTCACTGAGAAGGAAAAGCTCAGAAAGCAAGAAGCTTCAGACAGGATTGCTAAGAAGAAGGAAAGCTACAAGAAGCAGATTGAGGAGACCAAAGCTAGAGCTAAGGAGTCCACAGACAAGCTCAAGAAGGAAGTCAGTGACATCCAGAAGAAGGGTGCTAAGGAAGAAGCTACGGCCATTCGTAACTACAAGTATGATAAGGCTCCCTTGCCTCTCCCTGAGAAGCCCTCACAGGCTGAGATCAATCAGTGGGTTAGAGAGAATGCTCGTAGTGATGCTTATGGTTGGGTAGACCAGAATCAGTCTAATCCTAGCACTCTTAATCTCTATGGTACTGGTAATGCCAAGTATGATCCTAATGTTACTAGAATCCCTTGGGATACCACTCAGAGAGGAGCTAGTGGCATTGGTATTGATGACTTCAGAGCTAATCCTATTGAAGCTATCAGAACCTATGTCAATAAGAAGACTGGCGATAGCATTGTACAGGGTCTTGGTTTTGACTCAGAGCAGGCCTTTAGAGAACACCTTAATCAGCTTGCTGTTGATGAGATGAACAAGTCTGTTGGCAAGGGTCTCAAGAAGGAACAGATTCAGAGCGCCTTTAATCTTACTGCAGATATGATCTACGGTAAGTACGGTAGTAGAGCTGACATTAATACTTCATGGCTTGGTGCTGTAGCTGATGTTGTGAGAAACCTTACGTTCCTTTCTAAGAATGCCCTTATGGGTGTAGCTAACATCTTTGAACAGGGTGAAGCTGTAAAGCACTATGGTGCTGTGCAGATTCTTAGGAACACTCCTCTTGTCAGAGAACTCTTTGATAACTGGACTAAGAACGGTATGTCTAATGCTGATGTGCGTCACGCTCAGTCACTTATCTTTGGTTTGTCTGTTAAGAACGCAGGTGTCTTCAGAGACATTGCTCAGGAGTCGTATGAGAGACAACTTCATAGATTCCAAGGTAACAAGGCTAAGGCTATGTTGGTTGCCGCTAGTGAGTCTTTGGCACAGGCATCCCCCTTTACTAAGTTCCTACAGTCTACTGAGAACTCCGTTGTTGAGGGTTCACAGGGTATGTTCTTAGGTGAACTCATCCAGTATGCCCATAACAAGTCTCTTAGACCTAAGGGGTTCCTTACTAAGGAGACCTTAGCTAGAAACGGGGTCTCTGTTGAGAACTTCGATAAGATGCTTAAGCTCCTTAGAGAAAGCACTACTGTTGATAATAATGGTGCTATCTCCATTACTAACTTACAGCACCTCATGTCAGGTGATGTTATGGGTCTTGCTACTCTCAGAAGACTGGGTGACTATGTTGCTCATGAAGTGATCCAGAAGAACACCATCGGTGATACTTTCCTTTGGGAGGGTTCTAAGAGAAATCCTTTCATGCAGATGCTACTGCAGTTCAAGACCTTTGCTATTAGATCCTATGACAAGAGAATTAGAAAGATGATGAATAGAGCCGCTGAAGGTGATGCCTTGGGTCAGGCTTACAGCATCTTCTTGTCTACTGCTCTTGGTACTGTGGGTGCTATGGCTAATACCTGTATTGGTATGGCAGGCATGACTGAAGAACAGAGAGAAGAGTACCTTAAGCAGACCATTGCTTATGACAAGAATGAAGGTGTCACTATGGACACTCTCTTTCAGGTTGGTATCAATGGTGTCATGAGATCTTCTGTCTTGGCGTTCCCTGCTCTCGTAGCTTCTACTGCAGGTTACAACCCTAGCGTTAAGACTACTGCTGATATTGATTACTTTGCTAACAATGCAGAGACTTATCAGGGTTTTGATGCTGACAAGTATCTTAGAGCTATGTTCCCTGCATACTCTACGGTTGCTTCCTTAGCTAACATTGGCGGCTATGGGAAGGATGTGGTCATGTCTAGTATTAGTGATGACTACACAGAGAAACAGGCTGAACAAGCTAGAACTAGATTTGCTAAGTCTGTTAGAAGTTTCTCTAACGTTCCCTTCTTTAAATGGGGTGTTTACAACTTAATGAATGAAGATTACTAATGGCTTCTACTATTGCTTTTTATACAGGTGACGGTGCTACTACTGACTTTACCGTCCCCTTTGATTATCTAGCAAAGAAGTTCGTAAGAGTGTCCCTTGGTGTCACCATCTTAAAGGGTGGTGACTATGGGGACACTTCAAAGGACTATTACTTTCTAGACAAAACCAAAGTCAGACTTAAAGTCCCTCCTCAGGTAGGAGAGGTGTTAACCATCAGACGCTATACGTCAGCTACTGATCGTGTGGTGTCTTTTAAAGATGCTTCAGTCCTTAAGGCTACTGACCTTGATGTGTCTGCAGTGCAAACCATCCATATTGCTGAAGAAGCTAGAGACATCATTAATGATGCTCTCATTAAAGACAAGGAAGGTAACTGGGACGCTAAGGGCAATCGTATCGTCAATGTAGGTACTCCTGAAGCTGATTCTGATGCTATGACCTATGGTGTCTATAAGGCTGATGCTTTAGGTGCCTATCAGTCTAAGCTTGATGCTGAGAGAGCTAGAGACAGAGCTGTTGAAGCTGAGACTAACTCTAAGAAATCTGAAGAGAACGCTAAGTTGTCTGAGGTAAATGCTCAGGCTTCTGCAGGTACTGCTGTGAGTGCTTCAAAGCATGCTGATGCAGTCAAGGTCGAGAATCAGGCTATCCTTCAGGAAGCTAAGGAAATCAGAGATGAGAATAAGGTTCTTGACGCTAATACTAAGGACAACGCTAATGTAGCTCAGGTTAAAGCTAATGAGGCCAAGGTCTCTGAGACTAATGCCAAGAAGTCTGAGGTTAACTCTAAGGAATCTGAAGGCAACGCTAAGGCCTCTGAAGGTAAAGCTTCTGCTAGTGCTGAGTTAGCTAAGCAATGGGCTACTAAGCTTGGTGCTACTGTTGATGGAGCTGAATACTCTGCTAAGTATTATGCCAATAAGGCTAATGAGGTTCTTACTCAGGTTGCTACTGATGTTGTCAATAGGGTTACGGCTGAAGGTACCAAACAGGTTGGTCTAGTAAGTAATCAGGGTACTACCAGTGTTAACGCTGTGAAGGCCCAACAGACTGCCTCTGTCAATGCTGTGGTTACCCAACAGGGTACCTCTGTGAAGGCAGTGCAGACTCAACAGACGACTAGCGTTAATGCAGTTACTGCTGAGGGTACTAAGCAGGTTGGTCTTGTTAGCACTGAAGGTATCAAGCAGGTAGACCTTGCGAAGGCTCAGGTTACTATTGCCACTCAGAGCGCTTCTACTGCCACTGCTAAGGCTACCATTGCTACACAGCAGGCAACCCTTGCTACGACGAAGGCTAGCGAGGCTGAGGACAGTGCTACTGCGGCTAGTGCTGATGCTACGAAGGCTAAGGCCAGTGCCACTAATGCGGCTAACAGTGCAGGCACCGCTACTACTCAGGCTACTGCGGCTAGCAATAGTGCTAAGGCGGCTAAGCTCTCAGCAGATAATGCGGCTCTCTCTAAGACTGCGGCAGGTACCTCTGAGGTTAACGCTAAGGCTTCTGAAGTTGAGGCTAAGAAGCAAGCTGATCTCGCTAAGCAATATGCGGATCAGGCTGTTGCAGGTCAGTTACAGGCTGACTGGGCACAGACAAACTCCACTAAGAACGACTTTATTAAGAACAAGCCTACGCTCGGTGCCCTTGCATCTAAGGACAGCATTGCGTATAGTGAGATCACTGGTACTCCCCCTGAGCAAGATCTTAGCGGTCTTGCTACTAAGGACGAGCTTCAGACGGGTCTTGCTGGTAAAGCTAACAGCTCTCATACGCATACGGTGTCTCAGATTACGGACATGCCTAATGTCGTCCTTAGTGTGAACGATATTACACCTGATGGCTCTGGTAATGTCGTCATTCAGGCTGGTATTGAATTAGTGAGGTGGTAACGGTGTATATCGTGAAAGATAAGACGATAGGCGACTGCGTTTTCGCGAACGGCTTTACTCGAAAATATTTTAAGACGATTACCGTTAGCGGCGAACGCGAGTGGGAAAACCCCGCGATTTCAGAATTGGGAACGATCGGGGGCAGTACGTTCGCCTGTGCCGCTACTGGAGACAGAGGCAATAACGGCATAAATGTGGCGTTTGATAAAAACCAAAGCACATCATATTTCAACCGTTGCGGAAGCGACGCAGGTATAGACTATCTGACTATTACAATGTATAACCCTGTTGCAATTAGGGTTAGGTCGATAGAAATCGTTCCGGATTACTACAGCTTAAACAAAGGCATCCTCCAATATTCCGACAACGGGAGCACGTGGACTGACATTAAAGCCGTTACAAAAGGGCAAAACGATGTTCCCGATGTTGGTTTGCACAAATATTGGAAGATCAGAGCTATAGAAGGCGACTACAGTGGGGGCTTTAGAAACGTGCAGGTCTCCGAAATCTACCTTAGAGGGTTTGAGCCATACACATATCAAAAAGAGGTAGAGGCAACGGCGGACGACTATGACCGTTACGAAGACCATTTAAACATTTTGCGAGGTGAAGTCAAGTGAGCGTGAAGAAAATTCATCTATTCCCGTCAGAGAAAAGCTACGTGATCAATAGTGGTAGCGTTGAGGCTGATGATTTGGCTTTGGTACCTCTGAATTTGAGTTTTAACAACTTGAGCGATAAGCCGAAAGCCTATGTTACTAAAACGTGGAGGAGTGGGGCACAGTGGTACCGTAGATGGAGTGATGGTTGGCTAGAACAGGGTGGGAGACTTGAATTGAAAGTTTGGACTGGCGGTTATAGTCCAAATAGAACTTTCTCATTACCAACTGCCTTTTCTAATGCCACTTACACTACTGTTGTAACAGGTGAGGGTGGAAACGGTTGGGCTGCCATTAAAGTTTCTAGTCAGACAACTAGCTCCGTCACTGTTACAGGCACTGGGGCATCAACGGATGACTATGTAAATTATGTACATTTCTATTGTTCTGGGTATTAAAGGTGTGAAGAAATGGATTTTTCTATAGGAAAAGTTTTCGAGGGCGAATACCCTCCTGAAGCCGCTGTATGGTGTAACACCAGAGGCGACTGCAGTATTCAACAGGTAGACGGTGGGTATCAAATTATTCAGAATCCTGAGCCTGATGATTCGATGATAGCTGAGGCAATCAGAGATAAGAGAGACAATCTCATTGGTGAGACTGACTACTATCTCATGCCTGACTATCCATCGAATCCTCAGAACCTTGAAGAACTCAAGGTCTACAGACAGGCTCTTAGAGACGTTCCTAAACAGGAAGGTTTTCCTAGGGATGTCCATTGGCCTGATGTGCCTAAGTTCCTCTGTAAGGACTCTGAATTGGAACCCTTGGGTCTCGCTAAGGTAGGGATCTAAGGTTATATCCAAGGTGTTCTTTGGGTAACTATGGACACCTTGGTTTCTTTATCTAAGTTACTTTATTTTATAAGGAATATAATTATGGCTGAATTTGCTTCTAAGGGTGTTGCGGGCTCTGGTCTCGGTCTTGGTATCGCAGGTACGGCTCTTGGCCTCCTAAATAACGGAGGTAACGGCAACGGTCTCCTTGGTGGTCTCCTCGGTGGAGGCAATCAGAACGTAGTGTCTGCTCTTCAGGCAATGAAGGCAATGGTGTCTTGGCTTGTCTCGTACCTACTACTGATGGTAAGATCAAGAGTAATGAGTTTAAGTTTAGAACCATCAACATGGATGAATCTTCTGCTACAAAGACAAGAACCTTTAAGGTATACATTAATGTGACTGCAGAGATCTCTAATACTAACTTTGGTCTTGGTAATATGTTCCCTAGAAGTAAGTAACAAATATGAATATTCAAGTTTATTGGGATGGTAATGTAGGTGCTTGTGAGTATGAGGATCGTAAGGGTTTCTTTACGTCCAAGCCTAGCATTCCTACGGTTACCTTTGATACCCTTGTTTATAGTGAAGATGATAACGTAGCTAAGAAGATTAATGCTAATAATCCTAGCTCTCTCACTCCTGAAGAGATTACTGAGGTAAAGCAGTTTGCTAATGCTAACTCTGTTGAAGTTCCCTCAACGGATAAGGTGTCTATTGACAAGCATAATACTGATCCTCAGGCTCACCATGACATCAGAGTTGTCCTTAGCACTCTCAATGAGCACGCCCATAAGGTTGCATCCGTATGGTCTACTGAGGTTGACCTTGTGGACATGAATAAGGCATCCTTTGACCTCCCTTGGGATTATGTCATGCAGGACATTACTAATTGTACTGATAGTGCAACTAGTGCTAATTGGGTTGCTCCTGCTAATGAAGCTTATGATGTGACCGTGAAGGTTGGTTTCTCAGGTTTACCTACAGGTCTCTCTGCTACTCTTACCCTTAAGAAGAATGGTACGGAGACTGTAGCTACTGAAACCTTTACTAATGTCACCAATGTGGTAACTTTGAATAAAGATCAGGTGATCCTGTCGGAACGAGACAAGCTGTCTTGTACCATTACCTTTAACAAAGTTCCTACGTCAGGTGTTATTATCCCTGCTAGATCCTATTTGAGAGTTGATAATCATGGATCGGTTCTTGCTAAGAGAGCCTCTGATTTCATCTTTAACACTCTTGCTAATATGATCTTCTATGAGGGTATTGAAGCTAGACTTCAGCTTGATGAAGCTAAGAAGCCTGCAGTTGTCATTGATACGTGGAATAATAAATAACTAACACAGCACACTATGGAAATCAACGTTATTAAGAAAGATGGCACCCGTGAAGAGTGGTGCTTTGACAAGATCAAGGTAGCTATTGATAAGGCTACCAAGAGAGCTAATGCTAAGTATCCTGAATGGAGACTTTGGCAAATCGAAGGGTACATTGAGGGTATCCTCTTTAAGAAGACTGAAGTGACTGCTGAAGCTCTCCATGGGTATGTCATTGATGCCCTCAACAGATACCTCCCTGAAGTTGGTAAGGCTTATCAGGAGTATCGAGATTACAAGAACACCTACGCTAAAGCCTTTGAGTCTGTCAAGAGTGAAGCCGATACGGTGCTTCTCTTAGGAGACAGAGAAAATGCTAACTTTGATAGCTCTCTTATCTCTACTAAGGGCTCTCTTATCAAGGGGTATCTGACCAAGGAATTGTACAAGCAGTTCTATCTCTCTAAGGAAGAGAAGGAGCTTGTTAAGAGAGGTGACATCTACATTCATGATCTCAGAGACATGATCTTCGGTAGCTTTAATTGCTGTCTCTTTGACATGGAAGCCGTGTTGAGGGATGGCTTTGAGATGTCCAATGTGAAGTACACGGAACCTACGAGTGTTCTCAGTGCCCTTCAGGTAATTGGTGACATCACGCTTGTTGCTACCGCACAGCAGTTCGGTGGTTTTACCATTGCAGAGATCGACAAGGTTCTCCTTCCGTATGCTGAGAAGACCTACGATAACGCCTTTAGGAAGTATTTCGAGCAATGCAATATGGAGTATAATGAATCCTATGTAATGGCTATGGGGGATCTCAAGCGTGAACTTGAACAGGGCTTTCAGTCTCTTGAACTGAAGCTCAACACTGTCCCGTGTTCTCGTGGTGACTTTGCGTTTACTACGTTTACTTTTGGTACTTGGGACATCATGATGGATGATCTTGACAGAGACATCATGAAGCTGATCGGTGAAGTTATCCTCGATACCCGTATGAAGGGCCATGGTGGTAAGCAAGTTGTCTTCCCCAAGCTCGTCTTCCTCTATGATGAAGATAAGATTGAAGCTGATGAGGATCATGAGGAACTCTTCCATAAGGCTGTGGAGTGCTCTAGTAAGTGTATGTACCCTGACTACCTTAGTTTGAACCATGGCAAGGTGGGCGATATCTATCAGCGTACTGGTGCTATCACGAGTCCTATGGGTTGCCGTGCATATCTCACTGAGTGGCATGACCCTAAGACAAACGAAGCCATTACTATCGGTCGTTGCAACATTGGTGCTGTTTCTCTTAATCTTCCGTTGATTTGGAAGGTTGCTGAGAATGAAGGCGAAGACTTCTTTGTTGTGCTTGAGGATAGAATGCAGGTCATCCGTGAGTTTCTTAAGAAACGTTACGACATGATCCGTCACACTAAGGCTTGTACTAATCCCATGTGTTTCACTCAGGGTGGTCTTTACAATGGCTACTTGAATCCTGATGATGAGATTGGGGATCTTGTAGAATACATGACTGCATCCTTTGGAATCACTGCATTGAATGAGTTGTCTATCCTAGCTACTGGCAAGACTTTGAAAGAGTCTAGCTACTTTGCTAATACTGTTGTTGATTTTATTAACGAAAAGATTGAGGAATTTAAGAAAGAAGATGGTTACCTTTATGCTCTTTATGGTACTCCTGCAGAATCTCTGTGTGGGACTCAAGCTAGACAATACCGTGAATATACAGGAGACAATCGCTTCGGAGATTACTTTACGAACTCCTTCCACCTCCACGTTAGTGAAGATGTAACCCCTTTTGAGAAGCAGAATAAGGAATATGAACTTTTTCACAAGTGTAATGGGGGTCACATTCAGTATGTACGAGTGGATAACCCTGATAATGTCAATGCAGTTAAAGCCCTTGTTCAGAGAGGCATGTCGATGGGTTTCTACCAAGGTGTCAACTTTGATGCGGCTTATTGCGAGGATTGTGGCAGGCATAGCACTAATGTTGGTAACACCTGTCCTCATTGTGGGTCTCACAACCTCTCTATTATTTCTCGTGTTTGTGGGTACTTGGGTTACAGTAATGTCAACGGAAAGACCCGAATGAATGATGCCAAGATGGCAGAGATCAAAGACAGAAAGAGTATGTAATGAATTATTCAGGTTTGAATACCTGTGATTCAACCAATGGTGATGGACTGAGAGTATCCTTGTTTGTCTCAGGATGCTCTCTCCATTGCAAGGGGTGTTTCAACAAGGATGCTTGGGATAAGAACTATGGTAAGAAGTTCACTGAGGAGACCATGAATGCCCTTTTGGATGCTCTCAGAAGCCCGTGGATCAATGGGCTAAGCATCCTTGGGGGTGACCCCTTGGAGGCCTATAACATTCCCACAGTGAGCTATATAGTAGCTATGGTGAAGCAGTTGTGTCCTACCAAGACCATTTGGTTGTGGACAGGTAGAAAGTACGAACAAATTAAAGATCTAGCACTACTTAAGTATGTGGATGTGCTGATCACAGAACCGTTTATTGAAAGGAAGAAATGTAATGGAAAATACTATGGATCGAGTAACCAACGTGTCTATTGGAGATCTTCAGGAGAAGCTGAAGGTTTTGTTCAAGATTACCCACTCGGGAGACCAGTCGGATCTTAAGCTTATTTATCGCAAGTGCATCAGTGAAGAGTTCAATGAACTCCTTGATGAGGATTCTAATACCCATGAGGACTTTAAGGAACTTTGCGACCTCATTTGGGTTTGTGTTCAGTATGCTAATGCCTGTGGCTATGACATTGAGGCAGGTATGAATGAGCTTATCAAGGAGTATTCTAGCAAGCTGTGGGATGACGAAGGTAACTTCTGTGCAACCTATAGGGAAGATGGTAAGCTCCTTAAGGGTGATCACTTTAAGAAGGCTAACTTTGATAAGTTGATGAAGCGTGGCTGAGGAACAGCGTGGCTGAGGAACAGCGTGGCTGATGAACAGAACACCATCCTAGAGAATATCGCACAAATCACTCCATCATTAGCAGTGTCTAGTGCGGCATTCCTAGGTTTACCCTTAAGTGATTGGGTCTACATAGTTACTATTGTCTATACCTTCGTAGGTATTTGCACAATGATTAAGAAACACTGGATAGACCCTTGGTTAGAGAAGAAGAGAAAGAAATGAATTACAACGATCTTGAAGAACTTTTGGGCAACCTGCAGAATGAGTTGCTTAACAATATGCTTGAAGACCTTAACAACCCTGAGAAGAGATCCCCACAGCTCTACAATGCCATCATTAAGGAGCTTGAACGTAATGGTATTAACTGCATCCCTAAGGCAGGTGATGGAGACGAGAATGCCCTTAGCAGACTCCTGAAGGCTACTAAGCAGAGATTTGAGGAGGACTATGGCTCAAGCATCAACTGATAAATTATTAGTCCCCTACTTCACTAGCTTTCCTCTCTTTACAGCTCTTGTATGGAAAGCTATTGGTCTACCTCAGCCTACGCCTATCCAAGCTGACATTGCAAAGCTACTCCAAGATCCCCCTAATGACCGTATGATCCTTATGGGTTTCCGAGGGGTAGCTAAGTCATTCATTACGTGTGCCTACGTGGTTTGGTGTCTTTGGAGAGACCCTCAGACTAAGATTATGGTTGTCTCAGCTAATAAGGAAAGAGCTGACGCTAATGCTACCTTCATTAAGAAGATCATTAATGAACTCCCTTTCTTGGATCACCTGAAGGCTCGTGAAGGTCAGAGAGACACTCAGAACCTTTTTGATGTTGGCCCTGCTAAACCCGACCATTCGCCTTCAGTGAAATCAGTGGGTATCAAAGGTCAGCTTACGGGTTCTCGTGCTGACATTATCGTTGCGGACGACGTTGAGGTGCCTAGTAATTCCTTTACTCAGGTTCTTAGAGACCAACTCTTTGAACTCGTTAAGGAATTCGATGCTGTCCTTAAGCCTGGTGAAGGTAAGAAGATTATTTACCTAGGTACTCCTCAGAATGAGATGAGTCTCTATAACGAGCTACAGGAGCGTGGTTACACTGCTGTGATCTACCCTGCCAGATACCCCTATGATGACGCTCACAGAGCTTCCTATGGCGATAGACTGGCTAATATCATTGCTAACAAGTATGATGAGAATCCTAAGAGATGGGCAGGTAAACCTACTGACCCCATGAGATTCTCTGAGGAGGACTTACAGAAGCGTGAGCTGTCCTATAGAAAGGCAGGCTTTGCCCTTCAGTTCATGCTTGATACGACCCTCTCAGACGCTGATAAATACCCTCTGAGGCTTCGTGACCTGCTTGTAGGTATGTTCCCCTTAGACGAGGCTCCGATGAAGCTTACGTGGCTCCCAGAGCCCTCTAAACGTGTCCCTGTGAGTGAAGCTCCTGTGATGGGGCTTAAGGGTGACTCATACTTCTACTATCATACTGCCTCAGGTGAGATTCAACCTTATGCCTATAAGATGATGTGTATTGACCCTTCAGGTAGAGGCAAGGACGAAACAGGCTATGCTGTCTTGTATTACCTTAATGGATTCATCTACGTCATGGAAGTAGGTGGACTGTTAGGAGGATATTCCGATGTGGTGCTTAACAAACTAGCTAAGATTGCTAAGAAGTACAGTGTCAATGAAGTAGTCATCGAAGGTAACTTTGGTGATGGCATGTACATCAAACTGTTTGAACCTGTACTTAAGAAGACCTATGATAAATGTGGGATTACTGAAGTCAAATCCTCAGGTCAGAAGGAGCTTAGGATTATTGATACGTTGGAACCCGTAATCTCTAACCATAAGATGTGTGTCTCCCCTGAATGTATCAGGAATGACTTCTCTACAGTCCCTGAATCGGATTACAAATATGCTTGCTTTTATCAGCTTACTCGTATCACTACTGACAGGGGTGCCCTTGTTCATGATGACCGTCTGGATGCTCTGGCAATCGGAGTTAAATACCTTGTGGACTTCATGGGTGTCGATGCAGACACTGGAATTGAGGAACTTACTGAAGAGTGGTTAGAGGAGTCTATGGAGTCTTTCTATGGATTCGTGACTAGCCGTGTAGGTACCGGTGGAATAATCGTTACTGAAGACACTAAGACTGGCTCTAGGAACACCACTAAAGGCATCAAAAGAGAGACTTCAGGGTACAAACTTAAGTAGAAATACTGATAAGTGATACCTAAATAATACCCTATAGTTATATTTAGGGGTAATCTTTGGGTAATTAATGTACCTTTAAATGACGACATACTACTTTTTTAATTAGTGTACTCTCCTAGTAGGGGGTGAGAAAGGTTATATATAGGTGTATGTAGCTCATGCACTAGCTCTCCTCTAAAGACAATATATCAAGGTATCAGGTATCAGTATACTATAGTCCCTTATAGGTGTACTATAGTTCCCTTATGGGGATCCTAGGGTTCCCTTATAGGAGTCCTACAGATCCCTTATAGGGATGAACATCTTTAACAATTATAATAATAAGAACATAGATGAATTGGACTAAGAACAAGGTGTTTATCACCATAAAGATAATCATCATCATTGTCCTATTTATCATGTCATTGATGAATGGTGACTTAAGTATGATTGATGCTGTCTTAAGGACTCTTGTGAGTTCCTTATAGAGTCTTTGACTCTACCCTTTAAGATTTCCATAGTGTGTCACGTAATAGCCCTAGACTCTCCCTCGGTGGATTGTCTGGGGCTTTTTTTTCGAGTACCTGTGGATAAGCCTGTGGATAACCTGTGGTGTCCTGTGGATAACCCCCGATTGAAAAAATGGGGCAAATTTATGAACCCTCACATTAATAAAAGATCGCGTGCGTTACCCCCGTGGGGGCACCTCATGTACGCCTCACGCATCGCGTTTGAACAACAGCCGCCGATTTCCCGCCGTGTTGCAAGGGTTGAGCCGAAGGTGGTGCCTTTCGGGGTGCATTGGGTTAACTGTGGGGCGCTTTGGGCACTTGTCGACATATGGCATATGATCTGTGGGTTACCCTGTGGTACACCTCATCACACCGCTATGCTGTATAGACGTTACCCAAACCCTGCCTATTGCCTAGCTATTGTTTATATAGCGAGAGTTGCGGGGTGTGTTATGACGGCTTCGCTGTGCTGTTCTAGCTGTGGTGGTGCTGTGGTGGTTCTCTGCCTATATAAAGAATGCTAGCTGGCTAGCAGAGACACAAAAGAAAATTTCTACATTGACAATCCAGAAAGGCTGTGATAAGATACAGACACTGGATAAACAAACGGCTAGCAGGAGCTAGCACCACTTAAAGGAGTACATCATGATTGTTCGTTCCTCTCACATCATCACCCTGCCCTCTGGCAATCTCGCTCGTGACTTCCGCTGGGAGTCTCTCGGCTACGGTCGAGTCCGTGTCCAGTACAACTACACGGATCGCCGTCGTGCTCACCAGACGGCCCGCAGGTTCACGGTGGAATTCCTGAACGGTAAGGTCGAAACCATTCAGGCCCGCAGTGCCAATGGTGGCCGGGTCGAGTTCTTCAAGACCTCTAGCATCTTCAATGAGCTCCTTGAGATGCTCGCCGAATTCAATGAGGTTGTGAATGGTGTTGCGTCCCGCAATGAACCCGCTAAGGTCGAGGCTGTCGAACAGGATGTAGACACTGTCGAACAGGATGTAGACACTGTCGAACAGGATGACACCACTACCGATCTTAAGGACACCGTCGAGCTCTTGAGGGGTGTTGTGATGATTAACGTGATCGTCACACTTGTAACCCTCGGGGTTGTGTGGTACAATCTCTAGTAAAGAAATCCTGAGGGGTGGGGCGTAAGCCCCTACCCCGAAGGAATCCGAAACTCACTCACAGGAGAATAGAAAATGAACTTCAATGAATTCCTCGCCCACGCCAAAAAGGTCAACGGGGTGCCGCTCGACACCCTCGCCAAGGAAGTCGGTGCCCATATGGTGCTGTATCCTGAATCCGGACTTAAGGTCATCGAGAAGGCTCTCGCCCCTATCGAAAGCCCTGAGGTCATCCGTTGGGACTTACTCAGCACCTGCCTCAATGAGGGCGATGCTCTTGACATGGCCGTGGTCATCGCGACCTCGCCGTGGTGTCTCAAGCCTGTCTCTTATACACATCTCCGAG